GTGCCATGCTGGCGATCGGCAATGCGGCGATCATGGCGGGGTCTGCCTATTACGAGATGGCGGCCACGGCAGAAGATGCCCGAAACGCTGCCGATGGGCTGGTGACCTCCTCCCGCGAAATGGCGCAGGCGGCAACCGCGCCGCTCACCTCCATGCAGGCCCTGCGTGATGCCATGAAAGCCAGCGCAGAGGATGGCGAGAGCGGCCTTGCAGGAACCACGACCGCTGCCGAGGTTCTGTCCCGAGCGGTCACCGGTGCGGGTGGGGCCGCGCGTGCTGCGGCCGAGGTTGCCAAAACCGCATGGGACATGGCCGCAGATTCCCTTAAGGATTACGCCACCAAGGCTGCCAATGTCGGAAAAGGGATCGGCGATGCTCTGGTCGGAGCCTTCGCCAGCGCCGAAAACGCCATCGGTGAATTTGTCAAAACCGGCAAGCTGGATTTCCGGTCGCTGGTGACGTCCTTGCTGGCCGATCTTGCAAAGCTGTCGGCACGCAAGTTCATCCTCGGACCGCTGGCCAATGCTTTGTCGGGCGCGCTTGGCAATCTCGGCGGTATTTTCGCACCGGTGCTGCATGCGGGCGGGTTGGTTGGCGGGGTCGCGCCGCAAAGAATGGTACCCGCCATGGCCTTTGCAAATGCGCCCCGCATGCACAGTGGCGGATGGGCGGGTCTCAAGCCTGACGAAGTGCCCGCCATCCTGCAAAAGGGCGAGCGGGTGTTGAACCGGCGCGAGGCTGCACAATACGGCACCGGCAGTTCCCAAAACATCACCATAAACATCCAGACCCGCGACGCCGAGAGCTTCCGGCAATCGCGCACCCAGGTTTCGGCCGACATTGCCCGCGCTGTCGCCATGGGTCGGAGGGGCATGTGAGGGCTTCCCGAAAAGTGGGAACCGGTTTTCGGACAAGAAGCATGAACAAGGATAAATCTTGATGGCGTTTCACGAAGTCCGCTTTCCCGACAATATCAGCCGTGGCGCGCGTGGTGGCCCCGAACGGCGCACCCAGATTGTCGAACTGGCCTCGGGCGACGAGGAACGCAACGCCAGCTGGGCCAATTCTCGCCGCCGCTATGACGCCGCCTATGGCATCCGGCGCGCCGACGATCTGGCTGCCGTGGTGGCGTTTTTCGAGGCACGTAACGGGCGGCTTTACGGGTTTCGCTGGAAGGATTGGGGTGATTACAAATCATGTTTGCCGTCGGGTGTGCCTGCGGCAACCGATCAGGCGATCGGCATTGGTGATGGGACGACCACGGCGTTTCAGCTGGTGAAGGCCTATTCCTCCGGCGCACAAACGTGGACGCGGACAATCACAAAACCGGTTTTGGGCAGCGTGGTCGTGGCGCTGGGCGCTGTGGAACAAGCCAGCGGCTGGGTGGTGGATACAACGACGGGGTTGATCACATTTGCCGCAGCCCCGACAAATGGTGCAGCGATCAACGCTGGGTTCCAATTCGATGTACCGGTGCGTTTCGACACTGACCAGCTCGACGTCACCCACGATATCGAGCGCCTCGGGTCCATCACATCCATACCGCTAATCGAGGTCCGCCGATGAAGTCCTTCCCCCAATCCCTGCAAACCCATCTCGATTCCGGCACGACCACGCTCGCCTGGTGCTGGCGGCTCACCCGCAATGACGGGGCGGTGTTCGGCTTCACAGATCACGATCGACCCCTAACGTTTGACGGCACCACATTCGAGCCGGAATCCGGTTTCACCGCCTCGGAAATCCGCGCTGGTTCCGACCTGTCGGTCGATGCGCAGGAGGCCGAGGGCGTGCTGACCTCCACCACCATCACCGAGACCGATATTCTCGATGGCCGCTGGGACAATGCCATGGTGGAAATCTGGCGGGTCAACTGGGTCGACACCACCAGCCGTGCCTTGCTGCGGCGCGGGGCCATCGGTCAGGTCCGGCGCGGGCGGCTGCATTTCGTGGCGGAGATGCGGAGCCTCGCCCATGTGCTGGGCCAGACCCTCGGGCGGACGTTTCAGGCGAGTTGCGATGCGGCATTGGGGGATGTCCGTTGTGGCGTCGATCTGAACGCGCCCGCTTTCAAGGCATCGGGCACTGTGGTTTCGCTGTCGGGCGATCGCGGCTTTGCAGTTTCCGGCCTTTCGGGCTTTGCCGAGGGCTGGTTTGCGCTCGGCACCCTGCAATGGCTGACCGGTGCCAATACCGGACGCAAGGCCGAGGTGCTGGGCCACGCCAGTGTAGGCGCGGATATAAACATCACTTTGCTCGAGGCCCCTGTGCGCCCGGCAGAAATCGGCAACACCTTCAACATCTTCGCCGGGTGCGACAAGCGGTTTGAAACCTGCCAAGCCAGGTTCGCCAACGCCGTCAATTTCCGTGGTTTCCCGCATATCCCGGGGCAGGACACCATTATCCGCTACGCGGCCAAGGGCGACGCCAACGTGGGGTCGGTGTTATGACGGGCGCTCGAAACACAGCACCGGCGCAGATCGTCAAATCCGCCCGCCACTGGATCGGCACGCCCTATCACGATCAGGCCTCGATCCGCGGTGTGGGTTGCGACTGCCTCGGGCTGCTGCGTGGCGTCTGGCGCGATGTGGTCGGCCCAGAACCGATGCCCGTGCCACCTTATTCCCGCGACTGGGGCGAAACGGGACCGGTCGAGGTGTTGGCCGAGGCCGCACGGGCGGCAATGCAGGAGCTGGACGTTGCGGAGGCGCGCACCGGCGACGTCATCCTGTTTCGCATGCGTGCGGGCGCGATTGCCAAGCATGTCGGAATACTGTCCGGCACCGACAGCAGTGTGCACTCGCACCGCAGCGGGTGGTCCAGCCGCAGTGCGCGCTCGCACTTTATTCATGCCTATGAACGCACTGGTGTGATCGAGGAGCATCTGACGCCCGCCTGGCAGCGCCGCATTGCCTTCGCTTTCCGTTTTCCTATGAGGTAAGTCATGGCTTCCATTCTATTAGCTTCTGCCGGCGCGGCCATCGGTGGCAGCATCGGCGGGGCCATCCTTGGTGTGTCGGCCGCCACCATCGGCGGCGCGATCGGCTCCTTCGCGGGGTCAATGATCGACAGCTGGATTGTCTCGTCACTCGCCCCCGGGCAGCGGATCGAGGGCCAGCGGCTGGAAAACCTGACCCTCACCACCTCGACAGAAGGGGCTGTGATCCCGCATATTTATGGCCGCATGCGCATCGGCGGCAATATCATCTGGGCCACGGATTTCACCGAGATTGTCAATACGACCACCCAGGGTGGCGGCAAGGGCGGCGGGCCGAAGGTGACCACCACGGCCTATCTTTATTCCGCCTCTTTCGCGGTGGCGCTGTGCGAGGGGCCAATCTCGGGCATCGGGCGCATCTGGGCTGATGGCAAACCGCTCGATCTCTCCGGCATCACATGGCGGATTTACAACGGCGACGAGACCCAGCAACCGGACCCATTCATCGAAGCTAAAATGGGCACGGGCAACGCCTATGTGATGTTCGAGGAATTGCCGCTGGAACAATTCGGCAATCGTATCCCGCAGCTTTCCTTCGAGGTTTTCCGCCCCGTTATCGAGCCGGATACCGCCGAGGGCATGATCCGCGCCGTTACCATGATCCCGGGCACGGGCGAGTTCGTTTATGCCACCGAGGGCATTTCCCGTGGCTCCGGTGGTAATACCGCATCCGAGAATGTTCACACCACCAATGCCGTGCCCGATATCGTCGCGGCGCTCGACCAGTTGCAGGCCGCCGCGCCAAACCTTGAGAGCATCAGCCTCGTGGTCAGCTGGTTCGGCACCGACCTGCGGGCCGGGAACTGCCAGCTCAAACCCGGGGTCGAGAACACCACCAAGATTACCACACCCAAAAGCTGGGTGGTGAATGGCGTCACGCGTGTCGGTGCTCATGTGATCAGCCTCGATGCAACCGGCCGTACGGCCTATGGCGGTACACCTGCGGATTTTGCGGTGGTGCAGGCCATTCAGGAAATCAAGGCGCGGGGTCTGCGGGTTACCTTCTATCCCTTCCTGCTGATGGACATTCCGGAAGGCAATACGCTACCCGATCCTTATTCCGACAATGCAGCTACAACTGGCCAACCTGCTTACCCGTGGCGCGGACGGATCACCTGTTCTCCGGCGGCAGGCTACGCGGGCACCGTGGACAAGGCCGCTGCGGCTACCACACAGGTTTCCGCATTCTTCGGTAATGCGCAGGTTTCCGACTTCGCGGTCAGCGGCGAGACCGTTGCCTGGACCGGAGGTTCTGACTGGGGCTACCGGCGGATGATCCTGCATTACGCCCACCTCTGCGCGGCGGCTGGCGGGGTGGATACCTTCCTGATCGGCTCGGAACTGCGCGGCCTGACCACAATTCGGGATACCGCCACAAACTATCCCGTTGTATCCGCGATGAAGCAATTGGCCGGTGATGTAGCCGGTATTCTCGGTCCCAGCACCGCCATTAGCTACGCCGCCGACTGGTCGGAATATTTCGGGCATCAGCCGACGGACGGCTCCAGCGATTTGTTCTATCACCTCGATCCATTGTGGGCCGATCCGGACATAGATTTCATCGGCATCGACAATTATCTGCCACTGTCGGACTGGCGCGACGGCTTTGACCATGCGGATACGCAGGCGGGTTGGACCTCGATTCGTGATCCGGGCTACCTGCGCAGCAATATCGAGGGTGGTGAAGGGTTCGACTGGTTCTATGCCTCCGATGCCAATCGCAGCGCCCAGGTCCGCACACCGATTACCGACGGGGCCTACAACAAGCCATGGGTATTTCGCCCCAAGGACATCCGCGCGTGGTGGAGCAATGCACATTATGACCGCCCGGGCGGGGTGGAAAGCGCATCCCCCACCGAGTGGGTGCCGCAATCCAAGCCGATCCGCTTTACCGAGCTGGGTTGTCCGGCCGTCGATCGCGCCACCAACCAGCCGAATGTGTTTTATGACCCGAAGTCGGCCGAGAGCGCGCTGCCGCATTTCTCGCGGGGCTGGCAGGATGAAGCCATCCAGCGGCGCTATATCGAGGCCATGCTGAGCTATTGGGGTGATCCGGCCAATAACCCGACCAGCAGCGTCTACACCGCCCCGATGATCGACATGGGTGATGCTGCCGTCTGGACATGGGACGCGCGGCCCTATCCGGATTTCCCGGCGCGCGAGGATGTCTGGGCCGATGCGCCGAACTGGCGGCTGGGACATTGGCTGAACGGACGTTTGGGGGCTGCCGGCCTTGGCGCACTGGTGCGGGAGCTTTGCCGCCGGGCGGGGCTGGAGGATGCGCTGATCGATGTGAACGCGCTTTCCGACACCGTGCCGGGCTTTGTGATTTCGGCACTCGAAAGCCCGCGCGCCTCGATTTCAACGCTGGCGCGGCATTTCGGGTTTGATGCGGTGGAAAGCGGCGGGGTAATCCGGTTTGTTACGCGCAGCCAGCAGGCAGTGTCCACAATCAATCCTGACGACATGGTGGCTGCACAAGGCGACGTCATGGAACTGACCCGCGGGCAGGAAACCGAACTGCCACAAGCGCTCAAATGGCAATTGGTGCGCCCCGATGAGGAATATGACGCAGCCACCGTCGAGGCGCGCCGCGTCACGGTGGAAGCCGCCCGCGTGACCTCGGAGAGCTTCCCGCTGGCCGTGTCGCTGGAAGAGGCCGACCGGCGTTGCCGTCGTGCCTTGATGGAAGGCTGGGTTGGGCGCGAGACCCTGACGGCCAAATTGCCGCCGTCAAGCTTGTCGCTTGATCCCGGCGATGTGGTCAGTCTGGATAATGATGGCCGCCTGATAGATTATCGCATCACCCGCATTGGCGATGCCGGCGCGTGCTCCGTTGAGGCGATCCGCACCGACACCACGGTTTACGACCTGCCACCGGGGCAATACCGACCGGCGAACCTGCCAGGGGCCACCGTTTATGGTCCGGCGGAGATTGCCCTGATGGACTTGCCGCAAATTTCTGATGCCGTTCCAGCACATCGGCCCTATGCGGCGGTATTTGCAAAGCCATGGTATGGCACGGCTGCCGTCTGGCGCAGTGCGGATGCCTCCGGCTTTGCCCTGCTCGATACCATCGGTCAGGCGGCGCAGATTGGCACGCTGGTTGCCGATCTGCCAGCCGGTCCGCTCCACCGGTTTGACCATGGCAATGAACTGCTGCTGGATGTTTCCTCCGGCACACTGATCAGCGTCACCGATACGGAACTATTTGCCGGAGCCAATGCACTGGCAGTGGAAAGCACGCCCGGCATCTGGGAAATCATCCAATTCGGCAATGCCGAACTGGTCGCCGTCGGTCATTATCGCCTGACCCGTCTGCTGCGCGGCCAGAGGGGCACCGGTGATGCCATCGGCAATCCGGCGCTGTCTGGTGCGCGGGTTGTAATGTTGGGCTCCGGCATCCAGCCGCTCTCCATTGCCGAAGCAGATCTCGGCCTGCCGTGGAACTGGCGCATCGGTCCGGCCAGCGCTGCCCCCTCCGATGCAATCATGCAGGCCAAAACATTCACCCCGAACGGGCGCGGGTTGATGCCCTTCGCACCAGCGCAGATGCGAATGCGGCGGGAAGCAAACGGCGATCTGTCGTTGCGCTGGTTGCGGTGCGACCGGTCACTTTCAGCCGACAGCTGGGTGCTGACCGATGTGCCCATGTCGGAAGCCACCGAGGCCTATGATCTGGAAATCCTGTCCGGTGCAACCGTCAAGCGATCCTTGACCGTTGCCAGCCCCGTCTTCACCTACACCGCCGCCATGCAGGTCCCCGATTTCGGCGGGCCGGTCAACAGCCTCTCGGTTCGCATCTATCAGATCGGCGCGCTCGGTCGGGGTGTGCCGCACCTCAAAACTCTCACCATCAAGGAAAGCCTATGACCAATACGCCGAACCTGTCCCTGCCGTATCTGGCCGCCGCGCAGGCGCAAAAGCATGTCACCGTCAACGAGGCCCTGGGCCTGATCGACGCGCTGGCCCAGATGGCAGTTGTTGCAGTTGGCGCAACAACTCCGCCCGGCACACCGGCCGAGGGGGAGCGCCACATCATCGGCAGCGGTGCCACCGGCGCATGGTCCGGCTGGGACAACAGCGTCGCGCTGTTTTCCGGCGGGGCATGGCTGCGCATGATCCCGCAGACCGGCTGGATGGCGTGGGATGTGTCAGCAAGCGAACTTCTTGTCTGGAACGGGTCCGCGTGGAATTCCTTTGTGCCGAACCTGCAAAACCTCTCCGGTGTCGGTATTGGCACCGCTTCGGACGCCACCAACAAGCTGGCGGTTTCCGCCGCCGCTACCCTGCTCAATCACGCTGGAAACGGCCACCAGCTCAAAATCAACAAGGCCGCCTCCGGTGACACCGCCAGCCTGCTGTTCCAGACCAACTGGTCCGGGCGTGCCGAGATGGGCACGGCAGGCAGTGACGATTTTGTCCTCAAGGTCAGCGCCGATGGCAACACGTTCCATGAAGCGATGAAGGCGGACGGCAATACCGGTGCGGCCAGCTTTCCAAACGGCATCGATCCCGAGCGCCGCAACATCGGCGGTCTGACCAAAGGCGGGGGCACCGACTGGTGGGGGCCGGTCGACCCGTTCATCGTGAGCTACAGCACCGGCTCGCAACAGGCCTTGTCGCAAAACCGGATGTATTTCATGGCGTTTTTTGTCGACCGTCCGATCCAGTTGCTTGGCGCGTTCGTGACCCAACACACGGCTTCCACCACCGCAGGGGCGTTGCTGCGCTGTGGCATCTACAGGCTTGGCGCGCCCAATGGCGACAATTGGGATATCGGCGTGCGGGTGGCGGATTTCGGGACGCTGCCGGCGGACGTGGCGGGGCACAAAATCTTCGATCTGGCCACGCCGCAAACCCTGACAAGAGGCTGGTATGTCACCACCATGGGCGTAAGCGGTGCGGGAGCCTACGCCCGCTATGGCCGCTGGATGACGCCCGGCCTGACTCGATACTACCCGCACAGTAGCGGCACCAACGCCTATCCCCGCGTCGTTGCCCCGCAGGTCTACCTCTATGAAAACGGCAGCAACGCCGAGATCACCGGTGGCTTGCCTGCCGCTTGGACCGGCAACCCCGTCAGCACCATGACCTCGACCAACAACTGGGTCTACCAGATGGTGTTCCCGAAGTGGCGCGAAGTCTGAACCACCTCGAATAAACAGGAGAAAATATGACCCCGCCCAAACTTGAAGCGGGCTTTGTGCGCATGCCCGAGGACGAATTCGAAGCCATGCTGGCCCGTGCTGCCGAACAGGGCGCACGCCGAGCCCTGGCCGATGTTGGTCTCGACGGTCCCGAAGCCGCCATCGACATCCACG